TAGAGCCTGTCGGGTAACTCATCCCTGGGTTCAATGGGCTATGTAATCAAGTTTGGGCTAACGAGGAATCTAAGAACCGAGGAATCTAAGTTATCCAAAGATACTTAAAACTTTCTCACCAGAATACATCATAAAAGAGAGAAGAAGTGCGGTTGAATCAGAAATATAAAAAGTAATCAAGAGTATAAAAACAATGCCAGCTACATCCAAGAAGACCAGTGCTCCTAAGAAGAAGGTTGTCAAGAAGGTAACCAAGTCAGCCCCCGCGAAGACTACACCAACCAAGGCTCCAGTCAAGACGGAGACCCCACCGACTCCCACGGTGGTTGAGACACCTCAAGAGGTTGTCGCTAACTATGCTGAGGAATTCACTCACCTCACCACTCAGCTCCGTTCTCTCATGGGAACTCTTAAGGAGCTAACCCTCTACACGCAGAAACTAGAGAAGCGTGTTGCGAGAGACCAGAAGGCCGTTCAGAAGCGTGTCAATGGTAAGCGTCGCCGGGCACCAGGATCGGGTCAGCCCAGCGGTTTTTCCAAGCCGGGTCCCGTATCCGATGAGCTTCGCACATTCCTCAAGCTCGGAAAGGGTGAGCTGATTGCTCGCACCGAGGTGACCAAGCGCATCAACGCCTACTGTAAGGAACACGGTCTCCAGGGTGAGAAGGACAAGCGTATCCTCAAGGCCGACAAGACTCTGAAGAAGCTTCTTCGTCTGGGTCCGAAGGATGAGCTCACCTTCTTCAATCTCCAGAAATACATGAAGGTTCACTTCCCAAACAAGGAGGGTGTCTTTCCCACAGCGTAAGTATCTCAAGGGTTTCTTAGGTAAATAAATTCAGCTCTAAACAAGTCATTCGTGTGGTTATCTCTAAATAACCAGTGACTTTGTAATCTTTAATCTTGATTTTCTGAAGTTGTTTTAGATAGTCAAAATAACGATCTGTGTCGGTTATTTTGAGGAAGGATTGATTGTGTGTTTGGCAGTAACGTAAAAACTGTTTCAAATCTCTATACAATTCTAATTTAATTACATAATAGGCTACTACATTGGTATGCTTATTGACGTCGGGTTCTTTGTCACGTAATCGGAGGACTTTACTCGCTTGTAATTCACTAAATTGATGTTCTAATCCTACGTAGGCTTGAAATAAAGTGAAAGCTTTGACTCGGGGTATCACTTGATTACCTAGTTTAGCCAACACATAACAATGAATCAGTTCCGCAAAAATTTCAGTGTAAGCTTCAAAGGTATTCATTTTAAGGGACGTAACCCCGTATTTTTGTTGGTAATGACGAACGATATCCTGGGTGTCTTGTTTGTAATCGTAGGAGAGACCGTGGATTAATTCATGGATACTAACTTTGAGTAATTCTTCTTTTCTCCACACAGAAAACTCACATTCTTCGGGTGAAGACCAACAGGCTCCGCCATTGACTTCTTCTTTATCAAAGTAATTATCGTTATCTGTGACTCGTTTAGAGTCTAATAAATAATAATGAACTCTGACTTTCTTAACTTTATGAGGACTTAGCATGGTGGTTAGCGTGAGAGCATACGCTAAGTGAGGAATCAAGCGATCTAGGGATTCATCTTTCCCGTGGAATTGGAGAATAAACTGGGTTTTCGGTGTTTGAAAGTGAATCTCGCGACACGAAGATAACTTGGTTATCTCCACCTTCAAATGAGAATCAATAAAGTGTTCATTTTCTAAGCTTTGAATGGAAACTTTCTTTTGATACCTAGAATCTCTCGTTATTTGAAAGGTCACTTGTTGGGAGTCTAGGTGTTGATAGAAGGGTTGTAAGATAGCTTTCATAGGTTGAATGAAAGGCAAAAAACGATCAATCGCTACAAAGGATTGTTGGGTTAACATACTTACTATAGAGTTAGATTTTATAAACTGGGTAACTAGGATCAATAAAGACTTCTTTTTTGTGAAACAATTGTTTGATTGTCTCTCGTTTTGATTCATCCATCGGTCTATGAGTTAGTTGATATAGGATCTTTAATCTGCCTCTCTGCTGTTTCAAGGGATTATAAAACCCAAAGCCCTCAATAAAAGACATCTTTTTTTGGTCTAAATCCGAGGCGACACAACACACATTCAAACGATTGGGTAGTTGAATGTGAAAGGTAGCTCCATAATAATATTCATATACATCTATCTTTTTCAGATAACATAAATCATAGCCTTGTTTGTAGAAATTATGATCCGATACAGTTGTCAATTCAATCGTAATGGTAGAACTGTCATCATTATACAATCGGATAGAATAATCACTATCAATAATAAACAAATGATAATATCGTGTTCTAGTTTTCAGTGTAATTTGTTTGCATCGCCTACGAAACACATCGTGTAAAGAGCGTTTCAAATGAAGGGTAAAGCTATCATACAATTGCGTCGCATCAATAAATTTCGTAGATTGCGTATGGATGAGTGTTTGACTTGGTGTTCTAGTGGGTTGTTGGGATTGTTGTTGGGATTGTTGTTTGAATAAATTCCGTAGATTCACCTTGGCTCGGGTTTCTTGGGGTATGCTGTAAAATAAAGACATCATTAAACGAACCTCTACCGATTGAATCAATGAATTGTAATAACTAAAGATTAATTCATAATCTTGTTGGGTGAATGTGTGATTTGTTCCCGATAAATCTATGTCGTATTGATGACGTTTCAAGGGATCCATGAGTGTTTCATAGGCTTCATGGATTTGTTTGAATTGTTCAGCATCGCCTCCTTTGTCTGGATGATGAATTCTAGCATATTTACGATAGTGTTGTTTGATTTCATCGGTCGTGGCATTGTGAGGAACATCTAAGAGTTCATAGTAATTCATAAATTATAAGTATAGTGTTCTAAATGTTTAAATAAACTGTAAATCATCGCTTCTAAAAAGATTGGTTTTCGGTAACTGTGTTGATATAGATGATTTAACTTAGTGATATCTTCTAGTATGGATAGTTTGATTGGGTTGGGTAAATAGAGATTTTTACCTAGTTCAGCTACGATCATTCGTTGAAAGGACTCTGAATGACTATCATGTAAATAATACATATAACACATTTCTCGTAACTCAGTGATACTGTGCTTGGTTAGCGGTTGTTTAAGATGTTTCCGAAGTCTTTCATAACACAAACGATCTACGGATGATTCATCTAAATGAGACGGTAGCTGAAGCGTCAAACACCTCGCTTGGATCGTGGGTTCTAGTGATTGTAGTTTGGAGCCGTGAAAGCAAAAGACTCCCGATTGATACGAAGCATCCATCAATGATTTCACTTTGTATTGAGTTTGGGGTTTCATATAATTACAATGAAGTATGACTATCAATTTTAATTGGATACACTCCGAATAAAAATTAGGAGCCGTTAAGATATCTTGAAGAGTTTGTATTAAGTGAGATTGTTTTGTATCCATGGTTTTGCATGAAAATAAATAGACATCGTGTGTTACCTGATAACGTAGGGGCTCTGTTTGACCGACAGGAGCATCCTTCATAAATTCATCTATCAAGGAGGTTTCTTCACCATACAAGAACATATGATGATTCCTCAACTGTAAATAACGAGTCCATAGTTCTTGTGTAAGAAACATATTGGATGAAAGAGAATTATTGTGTTTAAATCACTTATTAATTAAGACTCATGTAGTATGGGACATTTAATCACACACACAATCCATCTTCACAAGATACAGATTTATGAATCTAAATATTATATATCCGTGGGCTATCAGTTTCCCTATATGAAATTAACCAGTCTTCCAATACAATTACGAATAGACGGTTGTCTTCGGTCTCACAACGGCCATAATTTAATTATCACAGATACAGACTCACTCGACCGATTACAACAAATTGATACCTATTTATCTTCACATATCGTCAACTATAAACCGATTTTATCTAGAGATGAAAGACATCATTATTTATACTTTAAACAAAATCCATTTATAGATGCCTATGTAGACAAGTTGAATCAATCACATCAAAGTCCAGCGGATATCATTATCAATGTAATTAAACTAAAAAAGAATGCGTCAAGCACCTATCCAATAGTTTATATACTATAAGTAAATGGATGATGTCTTTCAAGAAAAATCTATGAAACTATTAGCTGACCCTCTTAAAATGCGAAAACTTCAAACCAAAACAGAAACCTATGATCGCTTACGTTCTTCACTTGAATCTACCTTTGACTACAAATTAACCGATGAATCCTATCAAAGAATACGCTCTCATATTTATCATGACCTAGTGCTTGATTCGGTGATGCAAGACCTCATAAATCAAGTAACGTTACGTCAAAATCCATAGGGATCTCCGTATGTTTAGACTGAATGGTTTGCTTGGCTTGTTCTTTGGTAATTCCCCCTTGACTCATCAAATACAAACACACCAAAAAAGGTGATAAGGTTTTGCCATCATAACAAACAATCAATATATTATGGGATTCTAATTTATCACTAATCAATTGGATAATCCTTTCTTTATTGTGACGTATCAAATCAAGACTTTGATAGATTGTTTCGGGTAGAGGGATTCGTATATTTTGAGTGTTTCCTTCAGGAAAGTGGAATTGATAGGTGCAATTAATGATAACTTCAATTTGGTTATCACTGAGAAATTGAGGCTTATACATCATATCTACATTTCCAAACCATAATCCAGATACAACCTCTACATACACCATAAATTTGATTTAGGTTAAATTATTTAAACGTAATTCAAACTTACACAGTGTTTAAGTATGGACAAATACTTTGAATCGCTGGATGAACTCTCAGAACCACCTGCTCCAGAGAAATCGCGATGTTGTGATGAATATACCAATCATATGATGAATGAAGGTATGATTTCGTGTAAGATGTGTGGTAATACCGTGACTAATATTATTGAAGGAGCTGAATGGCGCTTTTACGGAGCCAGCGATTCCAAATCCAGCGACCCAACTCGCTGTGGTATGCCTGTCAATCAACTCTTACCCGAGTCTTCCGTAGGAACGTCTATCTCCTACCGAGGAGGAAACAAAAATATGTATAAGATTCGTAAATATCAACAATGGGGAGGAATGCCCTATAAAGAACGAACCCTACTCAAAGTATTCCAAGAAATTACTCGCGTGTGTAAATCAGAGGGTATTCCAGAGATTATTATCAAAGAGGCTCATGTTTTGTATAAGATTGTATCTACAACTAAAATTTCCCGAGGAGCGAATCGTCAAGGTATCATCGCTGCCTGTGTTTACTTTTCCTGTAAGATTAATAAGGTTCCGCGATCTACCAATGAAATAGCCTCGCTATTCAAATTACAAATTCCTGTGATGACTCGGGGTTGTAAGAAATTTCAAGAAATCATGCAATTAAACAAAGTGGATATCTCAAGAATCCATAATACCAACACAATCACCTTGGATGATTTTATTGATCGCTTCTGTTCAAAACTTCATATGAGTAAAGACGATGTTACAAATATCAAACATATATCTTACCTATGTCAAGTATACAATCTAGTCAATGATAACACCCCTCCGTCTATGGCAGCCGGATGTATTTACTTGTATATCAAACAAGGTGGATTTGAAATCAATAAAAAAGAGATCTCGGAAATCAGTAAGATATCAGAAGTCACGATTAACAAATGTTTTAAAAAATTGGAAACTCACTCTAAGAAATTGTTAGTTTAAAGAGGAACAAAGTTCTTGATTATGAAATACATTACAGCGACAATCAAGGCTTTTACAATGACCGCCTGGAAATTCAAGGTTCCGGCTTCACTCAAAAAGTAAGTCATATCATTCATACGAAACAATCCATCTACCATACTTGTATTGACAATTACAGACAAGACAATAATCGATACGATATTTTTCCAATCTCCTTGAATCTTATCTAAGATAGATTCGCTTTCTTTCTTTTTTTGCATTTGTTGCATCTGTTGTTGTTGCATCATCTGTTGTTGCATCATTTGTTGCTGACGCTGAGCCAACATAGCCTTGTGTTGATCCGGAGTCATTTGTTGAGGAGCTCCTCCACCCTGAGGCAAGTTGGGCTGCTGGGGTGCTTGCTGAGGTGCCTGTTGCGGTGCTTGTTGCGGTCTTGAATTATTCAAATCATTCAAGATAGAATCTACCAAACGTGAATCATCTTGGCTCATTTGACTTGTTCCCAAGCTGTTGATGGGTGTTCCTTGCGACATTTATGATACAGATACTTAAAAAAATAGATATGAATAAACGTATTTACCAAGGTCTAGTTACTCAGTCTTCTTACAAGGTTCTGTCCGAGGGACGAGTTATATAGACAAAGCCGATGCCTAAAGTGAGGAGTCCAAATAAAACAGTGAAATTGGGATCTAAGTCCATTTGTTTTAAATCAGTCATTATGTATTAAAACTAGATAAAAACCTAGTTTGAATAAACTAAAAAAAATATCCACTAACGTATAATGGATTTTGGAGAACTTCGCCAACAACAACAGGAGTCAGCTAGATTAATGACGTATCAAAGCTCTAGTTACAATTTTGAACGTCGGGAAAGAAAAACAGTAATCTTAGATGTAGCCGATACAGCTTCCGCAAGTCCTCTGAGTTCTGCTACAGAATTTTCTGTTAATTTTTTGGAACCTCTACTCATTGATAGATTATCGGATGTTTATATTGATTCAGTATTAACTCACAATTCACTTGTATGTCACGATGGAAGTAAAATGGCCTTTTCAGTAACAATCAACGAATTTAATATTAATTCCAATAGCGCCTCTACAGCAAGTAATCAACACTTATTCAACCGAATCTTAATACCCAATGATCATTCCACCATTGATGATGTTAATAGTTGTGTTGTTCACAAAGGTAAAAAAATGAATTATGTCTGTAGCTTAAATCCGTGTCGTATCGGTAGGTTATCTGGAAAAGTGACCGATTTAGCAGGTAATTCTATGTTTTCACAACATACTAATGCAGCTGGATCACCTGACGGAGGGATTATTCATTATATTAAACTTGATACAGCGTTGGACTCCTTTACTCCCGCGGGTAGCCCAGTTTCCTTTACAAGCGGGACTACGGCCATCTCCGGTGCAAGTGGAACTTTCACCACGGCTTTCCCTATGGACAAGGACGCAGTTGAGTTGTATTTTTATTCTGCAGGCCACACAGTGGACGCCTCAGGTCCAGATGCACTCAATACTCCTACGGTTACGGTTGGCACTCAATCGGGTATAGCTACCACCGACAACACGTATCGTCAAGGGGATTTCCCTCGTATGATTGTTGAATTTGTTGTTATCTCTAGAGATTAATCTTCATCACTATCCAATAAATAACCTTTGATTGGAGCTTGCACCGTAAAGACAGGCTTCCTAGGTCCTCGTTTTCTTGAATTGATTCGTCTTTGCACTTCTTCATTACCGACCTTACGATAATGAACTACATCCGCCCAAAATTGAATAATGGAGGGCACTACCGACAACCACCACGATACATCTCGTCTTACCAAGGTGCATTCATATCGCTTTATATGCCACCATTTTACTTCGTGTAATAATTGGTCGCTCGTCAAAGAAGCCAATACCTCGCGTTTCCAATCTAACAATACATTCAACGGAGCTAACCAAGGGGAATACCTATATTCAATACTTTCGTTTTCTTTATAAGCGATTACCAATCCCTTGGGATATCCGTCTTTTGTGTATCCATGTTGAATACCTTCGGTAACTAAACAATCGGCTTCATATTCAGTGACATCCGCATATTCTTCTAGTTTCACTTGAAAGAAATCACATTCATCCAAGTCGCAAACCTCTAATTGACCTTGCATCTGCATCCAATAATGTCGTGGAACTTCATGAGTAAACTTACGTTTGGGAGGACACTTGATTTCCAACATACGTCCCTCATATCCATTGGGAGATCCAATATCACAAATCCCGTCAGGAGAAGCTCCAAATACCGATAGCTTGGGATGAGGTATGAGTCCAAATTCAACAATCGTTACCCCATATAAATATTCATAATAACGAGTGGCTACCGGTTCATATTTAACACCCCACTGCATAATATCTTGAGAGGCTTTGGATATCTCTCGTTTTTGGCTTGTCGTTTTACTCATCAACAATCCATCTCGCGTTTGAAAGTGACCCTTACCCAGTGCATCGGCCAATGAACTCGCGGTTAATAAATTTTCTCGTATTTGATACCATTCAGGAGAACGTTGTTCAGGTAATTCCAAGGCTTTTAGTTGAAGCATATTTTCTTGTAAGATATGTCTTCGTGACTGTAATTTAGTGATATGTTCTAGAGAGGTTGAAAACCATTGATCTATAAACAAATCCATATAATACGAATGGTCACTATCAAGTTGTATCTCAGTTTTACAACGCTGTTTATAGTCTTGTTTGACGCGATCCATCGCTACATTAGATAAATTTTTAGTGACTGACAATTGAGTTAATGTTTTCTCTAACTCTTCCGTGTTAGAGGTAAAGAAAGATTCAATCAAATCGGCTTTAGTTTGTTCCATACTGTAATACTAGTATGACTTAGTTTTTTAAGTATCAATCAAATTTATCTAGGGGATAACTACATCTAGGGGATAACTACTGCGATCATAAAACAACCCTGGAGCCATATACGGTTGT